CGCATTATAGAAGCGAATCTTAGCGGCATTCGAGAATACATCAAAAACCTGTACAGATACGCTACTCGATACATCAGAGCCTGTACCATCTTCGCTGGTGTTCGCAAGGTAGCCTGTTGGGATAAACGCTTCAAGTACGGGATCTTCAAAGTTTATGAATATCTCTTCTGATGAGTTAGCAGGTATTTCAATCGCTAGACCAGACTGCCAGACCTGCTGAGTTGGTTGCTTGGCTCGGTTCTTAGCTTTGACTTCGACGACGTTAATAATGTGATCGTCCCCGATAGACTCAGCGTCTAAGACTTGTGATGTATAGAGAACCTGCTGGACTTCGTTGTAAGGCGACTGATCCCAGTGTTGACGGTTCTCGAAGTGGAGGATACCTACCTCGTCTTGGTAGAAGTGTCCACTCTCGGCTTTAACGAGCTTATCAATCACGTCCGAGTACTTTGCGCCCTTTTCAAATAATCCAAATGGCACGGTGTTGATTCCATAGTCTAGATCATACTGTGCTGTAGCGAACCCAAGATCCGTCAGGATCCCCTCGATCACCTGATCTGTCCTCTGACCCGTGAACATAACCGTTTGATCAAGCGACCTATTCTGTAAGAAGTCATTGAAGTCAGCCGCTTTGAGCTTGGCCTGACCACCTCGACGTGTAACCTGTGGCTTCTCGGTGAGGATGCCTACAAACTGAGGTATAAGATCGAGAATACCGTCGTGGTCAAAGCCAGCGTTGATGATAATCGGTCGTCGAGGCAACATAGACGTGAATAGCTCACTGTTACCGCCCATGTACTCAGGAGTGTACCTTCGGGACGTATTGTCGAGCGTAACGTCTGCTAGGGCCTTTGTGAGTCCCCCTAGAGGCATGTTAAGAGACCGTTCGTAGTCCATCCAGATAACTCGTGGTGTTTCGTCATAGTAACGGTAGTTTGTGAAGTCAGATATATCTCCACCATCGGAGGCGATGCCATCTGCCCCACCAATAGAACTCGCACCAATCGTAAAGGCTTTATATGTAGAGACAAAGTCCTTCTTCCACGACACTTGAACGCTCTGGGCAACATTCCTGTAGGTATCAGTTGACTCAATCTCAAATGCCCCTGCACTAGGCGAAGCACTTGGACTTGGAGATGTTGAAGCAGAAGGGGATTGTGAGGCACTAGGAGACTGTGATCTAGATGAAGACGAGCTAACCGAACTGGACGGACTGACACTGGCGCTTGGACTAGGTGATCTGGATATACTCGAGCTTGGTGATACCGATGCAGAGGGAGATGGGGACAAGCTTATAGAAGAGCTTGGCGATACCGAGCGTGATGGAGAAGAGCTGGTACTTGAACTGGGACTGGCTGATGCGGATGGGCTTGACGAGATACTAGATGAAGGACTTGGCGAACGTGAAATACTCGAGGATGGCGACACTGATGCAGATGGGCTAACTGAGGCACTGGGAGATGGAGAAATAGATGGTGATACCGATGAACTACCACCTGTGCTCGGTGAAGCTGATGGAGACGAGGATACTGAACTTGAAGGTGAAACGGATGCACTCGGTGAAGGAGAACGTGAGATAGATGACGATGGTGAGACACTCGCGGATGGGCTAACACTAGCCGATGGGGAGACTGATGGGCTTACCGAAGAACTAGGTGATACCGAAGCACTCGGGCTGACTGATGGTGAAACACTACTCGATGGAGACACGGATGCCGAAGGTGATGGAGACCTGGATACGCTAGAAGAAGGGCTGACAGATGCCGAGGGAGATACAGAGGCCGATGGAGATGCGGATCGGGATACAGAGCTTGATGGACTTGTTGAGGCCGAAGGCGAAACTGATGGAGAGACACTAGAGGACGGTGACCCCGCTGCATCAACATATGACACCTCACCATACATATAAGTAACTGCTCCACCAGAGCTGTTGGTCTTCTTAATCCCAGCCTGTACTGCATCTAGACCAGCAACAGTCCAAGCAACACTGGTAGCTGGGTCGGTAGTCCATGTCTCACTGAAGAGCACATAGGTAGTTACGCTAACGGTATCTTTATCAGAAGACCAGTAATCAGTGCCTCCAGAACGCAGACCAATCTGAAATGTGTTAGACACTGGGTCAAGAGATCGGAACTTAGCGTAGATTGTAAGTGAGTTGATCGTTTTACCAGTAAGCCCAGATGTATCCGTGAGAGTTACCTGTCTTACATCTGTGTTTGTAGGGGTATAGAGGCGAGTAGTATCGCCATCGTCAGATTGGAGCCTCGTGTAAGTTCCGCCTTCAGCTGCCCATCCTGAGGTGGTTGTGCCGTCTCCATCGACCGTGAGTGTCTGGAAGGATGGATTGGCCTGCAAAGCTACGATGGCTATACCTCCACGGAGAGATGTCGTCCACGAAGCTGTTGTGCTGTACGTACCAGTCGAGGATACAATCCTGTCAGCGTCAAAGAGACGTATGTTTATAGCGTCAGTCTGTAAGAGATTGAAGCTACTATCAAACGAGTGAGCCGTGCTACTACCACCACTCACTCCAGCGGCTATAAGTAAATCAGCTGCATTGCTTGTAGCAATACTCCCTGATGCAATGCTTGTGACGTTAGTAACACCCGAAGTGTTGCCGTTGCTCCCATCTGTGGTAAGTGTGAGTCCAGAATACTCATAGAGGTGAATACGCATCTGTGATGCACCTGCAGCAGAAGCGCTGATTGAAGTTTCTGTCCCAGCTGATACTTTACCAAGTATAGCTACGCCTTGAGCGCCACCCGAGAAGTCCTGCGCTTTTAGGAGTGTCCAGCCAGATATAGCGATGTTTGAAGATGCTACGTTTGCATAAACTGTAGCAATAAGGACGTTCCCAGATGTGGCAGTGCTGGGATATGTAGCTGATACAGAGGTAGTTGTACTAGTACCAGCGACATCCTGACCTGTCAGGCGAGAAATAGCCATCTTACTCCTCCGTGAGGATTAACGTAAACGCTGAGAGAAAGTCTGTACCTTGCTGAGTAAATTCACGATTAACTAAGTCCATATGTACTGTGGCACTTATATCATAGTTCACGTAGTCGGATATCCACGGCTGGGCTGTGTCAGTACTCTTATATGTCGTGTACACGCCGTCTATGACGTTGTAATCGCTCGGCTGGACATTATCATAGGAAAGCTCCCAAACACGCTTTGTACCGACTCTAGATGAGAAATAATCACGGCTAACTGTACCGTCGAGGGCTTTCTGTTGAGCGTACTGCTCGACACGTACCTCTTTGATACTCTTTGGTCGCTTGATTTCTATTCCACCTACACTAAATGCCATCTTAAGCCCCCATCATCTGTGCTACGGTTGTATTCTGCTGGTTCGCTACTTCTTGCAGTGAAGCGAATAACTCTTTGGCGACTTTACGCCGTTCGATCTCTGTACCTGCATACATGCCTATGTTCAGGTTCATGTGTACAGTCGTCTGGGTAGTCTGGGTTGGTTGTACTGCCTGCTGTGTCTTCTGAGGAGTGCTATTTGCATTCACATTTACCGTTGGATCAGTTACGAGCCCTGCAAGGGTATCATTCGCTGCTCCTACGCTAGACACAATTCCTTGCTCGAGACCTTTCCCGATGTTCTCACCAATGCCAGCGAAGACAGTTGATGGCGAGCGGATACCGAGTACGTTTCTGACGGCGTCTATACCCCCTTTAGCCCATCCCTTGAGAGTGTCCCCTATTGAGCTGCCGAGATTGTTAATACCGTTTAAGAGACCTTGAATAATATCCTTTCCTGTTTGGTACAACCAGCCGCCAGCGTTCATGATCGCACCCTTGATGCTATTACCGATGGTTCCGAAGAAACCAACTACTGCGTTAAAGGCATCTCTTGCAGCGTAAAAGGCATTCATTACGTTATAGCCGAACTGCTCGGCTCCTTGTCCAACCTTCTGGAACCAGTCGTAAAGACCTCCGATTACCCCAGCAGTAGTCTGGATAACGGGCCAAACGTCGTCAAAAGCCTTCTTCATAGCTGGTAGATATTCGTTTACTAGCTTATCTAGGAATGGTGGCAGTTTATTGGCTATCCAGTCGGCGACATCCCGAAGCCAGTTTTTGAACTGATCACTCGATACAAACTCAGCGATCTTCTGCCCAAGTGCTTTAATGCTTGGGAGTATCTCAGCGTTAAAGAAGCTAATTATAGATTCTCTGTGAGCGTCTATCCAGTCAAGAAGCTTTTGTGCCCCTTGTGTCAGGTAGTAGAATATTCCGCCTTGGACTACATCCCCCTCGTCTGTAATGCCGATCATGTTGCGGCCGACACGCATAAAGTTGTCATTTAAGTTTGATAATACGCCATCAAACGTTTTGCTCTGCTTATCCATCAGGTTGAAGAACTTACCGCCTTCACTAGACATACCAGCAATTGCTTTCTCAACATCTGGGAAGCCAACCTGACCTTTCGAGATCATGTCCTGAACGGCTCCCGTAGTCACCCCAAACTGTTTTGCAAGTGCGTCCAGCATAGGCACACCAGCCTCGGTGAACTGTCGAAGCTCTGCCCCTGTAAGCTTAGTAGCAGCACGAACCTGTCCATACGCGAGAATGAGCTGTGGGAGTTTATCTTTACCAACACCAGCGGCAATATTACCGAGTGCTTCAAATGTAGGGATAATCTTCTCGGCTTCAATGTTATAAGCGAGGAGCTGTTTTGCACCCGTGACTACTTCAGGAAGCTCAAAAGGAGTTCGCTGTGCAAAGTCAGAGATCTCTTTGAGCATCTTCTTGGCCTTCTCGGCACTGCCAAGCATGGTATCAAAAGCTACTCGACTCTGCTGGAAGTCAGCTGCACTCTGTAGCACGTTACTCGAGGCGGATACAACTGCATCTATAGCCCGTGTAATACCATTTGCTGCCAACTGCCCAACTGCCATTGCACCTGCAAGCTTACCGAAAGAAGAGCCTACGCCACTAAGTACGCTGCTCGCTCGGTCTTCTGCAGTAATGACTGCCCTGATATTAGCTTGTGCCATGTTTTTGAGATAGCCTTTCCTTATCTCTTATAAGAGCATGTATTCTCATGTTTATAAAGAACTTGTCGGATGGCTCGTTCGCCATCTCCTCGGCTGTAAGGTGGAATAACTTGCGGTAGTGATACTCTTGGAGTTCGAGAGGGGCTACTGCGTCATTATAGATCGCTTGCTGTAGCTCCTCCTCTAGGCGTTTGGGATTTTACCAACGATCTGCTGGAAAGCCTCAATAAACACCTCTACAGGTAAGCTAGGTACATCTTCTAGTGTTACGTCTACCATCTTACCGTTTTGTGAGACAGATCCAGTAATAAAGTTGTCCTCTACGACCTTACGCATGTAAGAGAGTGCCTCGCCCTGATCTTCGCTATCGTTCTTTGTCTTAGCCTCTGCAAGCAAATCCTGCAACTTATCAATTGGGAGTGACTCTAGGTCTATATAACTGTCTTTATACTCATCACCTAAAAACTCTAAGGTGACTCGCTTCTTGAACTTTAACATGTTGCTCCTTTTAAGGCCTTCTCTATCGGCCAGTTATATCTCATTAATCTCTGTCTCAATGTGTTGTATGCGATTCCTGACGAATCAGACCACTCTTTTATATTCATAGTTCTACCATCGTATGTAAATAACCTACTTGATCGTCTATTACTTGCTTGCTGAACATTCGTAGCCCATCTACAGTTTGATGGCTCGTAGTTACCATTGTTGTCTATCCTATCTAGGGAATGCTTTGGTGATGGCTTTTTACCCATATCTTTGTAGAAGGCGGTAAAGCTATTACGCCACTCATCACAAACCGTAATGCCACGACCACCATAACTAGAGTATCTTTTGTCTTTTTCTCTATAACATCGGTCTTTCATATGCGACCAAGAACGATACTCAGTAGTATTTCTCATACCGTGCTGCTCAAACTTCAGATACAGCGGATCACCATGAAACTTCAAGCGTTGTCCGTGTTGAGAGCAATAGCCCCTCCACCAAACATTTTTACTACATCCTTCTATCTTGCATATCTTCATGTGTTAATTGTAACACATTGATGCGGTACAGTCTATTAGTACCCAGTGCCCGCGTATGTATTCGTAAGCACACAGGTAGAGATAATGTCGAGTGCGTTCGTAGCATCATAGTTACCCTTGAATTGGATACTCTGGCTGACGATGCTGTCGAGTCCTCGATCCTGTTCCCACTCGGTGAAGTCTACACGAGGGAACTGCATCTGCAGTTTAGACGCTGCCGATCCCAAGAGGGTCATATCAACAGCCTTGTATGTTCCATCAAGCATCAACTGACGATAAGTCTCGTCTTGCTTCAAGAGTTCGATATTACCCTCAACTGAGAACTGCTGATTTAGAATGTCCTCTGGTTCAGCTGTACCGATTGTCATATCGTGTGTTGCGTTAGCTGAGATTGTTAGCTCAAACTTCTTCAGAGAGATTGCGCTAGCCCCTGTTAGCCCTGCGATGTTTGTAGCCGTCTTAAAGATAAGATGCTGGTGCAAGAACTTATTACCGAGTGATGTCAAGGTAGCTGACTGGCGTGTCCAGTCTCGTCCGTAGCGTGATTTGACTCCAACCGTACAGTTTACAATCCCGTTAGTCTCAACACTGATCTTCAGGCTATCAACCACACAGAGAGGGAAGAGCTTAACCGTATCAGGGTCTTGATACAAGAGTGACAGCGACTGGTGCTGGTTGGTGTTGTTTAGAGCGTAGGTGTGCGTGTATGTCGGGCCACCTGCGATAGTCGGGCTTGCTCCGAGCAGAGACGAGAGGATAATACCAAACGTCTTATCGTTCAAGTTAGATTCAAACTCACCCTCGGCATAACGGTTTGTGACAAAGTTTGCATCTGAGTCAGCTAGGACTCCAAGACCTTCATTCTCTCGTGCGGACATAATCTTGTCGTCAAAGCTAATCGTCGAACGTGGGATAAAGATGGGGTTTGATACAGTTCCTGTACCCCGTGACGATTCTTTCGATAGGAATAGCTCGCCTCGGCGACCTACAAACTTAGTCATTTCTTTTCTCCCTTAATTACTTCAAGTGCTATCTCAGTGGCTTGTTCGTAAGTAAGAACAACGCCATCAATATCACGAGACTTTGTGACGATTTGCTCGATAAGAGCAGCTGCAGACTTCTTGATATGACTATCAATCAAGTGATCTGGATATGTTACTTTAACTGGCATTATTCTCTCCTTACACTAGGTAAATACTATGAACTCTTACTGTAACCTCTGAACTTCTCGCCCAACCGCCTTCGTACTCGACATAACCAGGTTCGCCAATCGTTGCTTCGACGAAGACGACCTCAGTATTATCATCTAGCGTGATGTTGCTATCCATCTGATCGAGAATATCTCCCGTACAGTCTTGGATAGCTTCTTCAGCTTTCTCAAGCCGATCAGAGTTGCTTATGTCCTGACCAATTTGAGCGAGTACTAATATGCGATACCCGAAGACACGTTTGTTCTCAGCTGTGCTGAAGAACTCGTTGTCGCTCGATGAGAAGGTAACGAACGCCGCTGGAAAGCCAGCTGGGTTCTTCTTCTCGTAGGCATAGACTTTGTTCAAAGAGCTAACAGCCGAGAGCTTTGTAATGATTGCAGATTTGATGTTCTTTATAGCACTCATAGACCCTCGCTATTTACATTAGAGCCATCTACTAGGGTAGTCGTCAATAACTTCATGAAGCGTCCCTTGCTATCTGATCTAATACACCCTGTACAGCATCCTCAAAATACCGCTGTACCTTTGGCTCGTCAGACTGAACAGCCTCAAGCAAGAAACGACGTGGTCGCATATACCGAGTACCATCATGAACAAACACGGCATAGTCAGCTGTTGGTGAAACCTCACCACGCAAGTTCGAGAAGAGTGTGCGATGGCTTGCCCGCAAGAAGCCAGTATCAACAGGTGTATTACGCTTACTGTCTCGCTCTATTGTGAATATAGACTGTTGAATGGCCTTATTAAGAGCTGACACCGTTAAACGAGGGGCCTTAGCGAAAGCTGCCCGTATTTCAGCCATATTCTTGATCGTAATATTGATGTTAGCCATCTTGCGACTCTAATACACAGTGAATCGAGTCTAAGAGGCCAGCCCCCTCAAATCTATTGACCGCCTTAACGCTGTATCGCTTGCCTCCTGCGTCTAGTTGGTCTCCCTCTGCTATTGGGCTATCTGGCTCCATGAAACAGTCGTAGAGCGTGCCTATACGTCCCCCAGCGGCATTTGTACGCCCTACATCGAACGGTTGGATGTCAGCCTGGTACGCCGTAAAGGTTGCTGAGAAGTTTTGGTGGTAACCTGCTCCCTGTCTCAGCCGACGGATAGTTATTTCGTGGCTTGGGAAGAAAATCATCTTAAACCTGAGAATCCTATATCTGCATAGGTATCAAGAATGTCATCGAGACCGAGTTGGGAGATGATACTATCCGCTCCAGTAACAGATCCAGATGACGATGGGTCAAAGTATTCGATCTTACGTTGTCCCTCTTGCTTAGACTTGATACCAGTACCACCAGATGAAGTATTCGAGTTAGATAGGTAGGCGGCGAGCGATGCACAAGCCTCGGCTAGATCGTCAGGAATAGTAGCATAGCCAGCATTGTAAACTATCTTCCATGAGTCGTACCCACCCCACCAGCTTCCGATGCCCTGGAGGATACCTGCCGTACTATCTATAAAGTAGTCTCTTGTATCGTAGCTACTGAAGCTATCCTCGTTGTCGGTCACATTCCTATACGAGAAAGATGCTATCGAGTTTACAGGGTAGTTTCTGAGTGTAAGCTCACCCTTCTCACCGCCATCATAGTACTCAGTGTAGTCAGCCGCTTTAAACTTACGCCCCGTATAGCGTTCGATCATCAGTGTCGCCTGATTGATCTTGCGAATTATCAGGTTGTCTTTTGTACCATCGCTTGAGGGAATCCCCATTGATTCCTTAACATCTGCGACGGTTGTGAGAGCGGTTGGTGAGAGTGTAGCCATGTTAGCCTTTCGTTACTGAGTAATCTGAACCTTGCATCATTGCGTCTTTAATCGCTACACCCTTACGGAATAACTCTTTAGCGGAATCGAGTGAAACTGTCATGCGTTCACCCTTACGGCGATTCTTATAGTCTTTAATAAGCAAGATTCTCATACCCTAATACAACGATAATTCGATCACACCGTCAATAACACCACGAAGCCGCCCGAAGGCGGCTCGTGTAGCACTCATGTATATGAGAATTCTAGTGTACTAGATTCCTGTGAGTTTTGCCATAGCCTCTGTGAGCGTAAGTTCAGCATCGACTCGCTTCTCGACACGTACGTGTACGAGGTTCTTCTCGAAGGCACTTGATCCGCCGACAGTAGCGATATCAGATACTCGGACTGATACACCCTGACGATCTACGATCTGGTAGTACTTGAAGTCACCGAAGAGCATGACGCCGTTAGGCAAGTCATTCTGCTCGTAGACTGGTCGTCCCATGATCGTGCTGTATGGGTTACCAGCAAGATTGGTTACGAGGTAGTCGTTGGTGGTGTTCTTAAGTTGTCGGATAGATGCAATCGTACTTGCGTTGGCTACGTAGCTAGCAGTGCTTCGGTAACCCTGCTTAAGCTGGTAGTAAAGACCAATGATGTCATCAGCTGGGTTCGAGCCTACAGTACGTGTGTCCAAGCTGTAGTTCATGATTCCAGTTGGCTTACCTGATCCGTTTCCAGTCCAGAAAGCTTTGTCTTCTTCTTCGGCAAGAGCCTGAACGATCAGACCTGCGATGTAGTTTACTACGCTTCCACCTACTCCAAGCTGTGCGTCGTCAGCAAGCTCTTGTGAGAGAGTGACGATACTAGCTAGTGAGTACGGTGTGAACACGAGTTCGCTGAACTGAGCGGTAGAGGTTTGCTTTACAGCAGCCTCAGAACGCCATGCAGCCTTTGGTCGGGTGTCTAGCTTAGGAAGGTGAACAGTATCCACTGTAGTGTTCATCTGGCTAGCAAGCTGACGCATAACGGTTGCATCTCGGAGGTCTTCAACGATCATGTTCATGAAGTCCTCTGGTACGAGGTATCCACCAGCTGATGGAGTTCCTTCCGTGAGGATCTGGAGCTTCTGCTTGTCACCTGTAAGGAGGGCGTTCATGAAGTGCTTAGTAGTTCCTGAGATCTCGGTGTGAATCTTACCAGCAGCCTTACGCTCTGGGATGACTTCCTTGATTTCAGAGAGCTTATCAACAGTGACAGAACCATACTTCTTGTCGATGATCATAGCCTTAACCTGAACGTCAGCAGTTTCTTTCTTCTCTTCCTTAACTTCTTCTTTGACTTCTTCAGCCATCTTAGCGGAGAGCTTTTCAAAAGCCTTCTCTGCGATAGCGTCAGCAGCCTTCTCGATGCTTTCGGTTTCAGCGTCAGCAGCTTTTGTAACTTCTACATCAGTAGCCTTAGCTTCTGCGAGGATTTCGTTGAGTTCCTTCTGGTTCTCTTCGACGTTCTCGCCCTTAGCAATGAGGTCTTGCAATTCTTTGACTCGACTCATTGAGTGATTTCCTTTTTAGTATCTCTTAATAATTTCTCTGTCAGCCGATCTATGGCTTTCAGATGTCGCATACGTTGCTCTGCTTCGTATGACTTGGAGGATTGAGACCGTAACCCCTTCACCTCGTCCTCTAGAGACTTAATACGCCCTAGAAGTTCTTCTCGATCATCAAATGTGACTTCTTCGTTGTCAATAACTGACTTAATGACCTCTTCGGCAAATCCTTCCTTCTTCAGGGCCTTGGTAGCCTGCATACGGGCCTCTGGGTTAGCAGGTACGTTTACCGCACTGATCTCGAGGAGTTCCTGCTTAATATACTGGTTGCCTTCGGCTTCAAGCGGTCGGAAACCTACTGAGAACGAGTTGATGATGCCACGCTCGAACATGAGCTTGATTGCACGAGCTTTCTCAGTAATATCGTGAAATACAGGTTCGAAGATGAGTTTAGCCGCTTTGCCAGCACCATCAACCTTAATACCCTTAGCATTTCCGATAGCAGGCTCGTTATGATCGTGCCCCCACAAGAGAACAGGGTTAGCTTTGAAGTTCTTCAAGTCCCATCCGTCTACAAGGACTTTCTCTCCATGACGGTCTTCTACTGATGATGAAGCCACTGCAATGAGTGTGCCGTCTTCCTTCTTCTCTAGTTGGGCTTTAACGATATAATCCATGGTTCCTCGCTTGTTTGATTTAAGCAAAAAACATAGGGGCTAGCTCGTCAAGAACTCTAGCCTGCCCCAACCTGGTATGTCATCTGTCTCCTGCCAACCTTTTGTATATCGTTGGTCTCTGAACTCGTCTTTACTCCACCTATTAGGGGTGAGGTTAGTGTCGTGCCTGATGTCCACATTAGGCAGAGCAGACTCCCATCGCTGTGACTTGAAGTCATCTACACGCTCGGCTCTATTGTGCGTACCTGGTTCGAAGCCCATCTTGCGGCTAAATCCGTCTGCCTCCACTCTCTTAACTCGCTCTCTATAGTGCTGAATGGCAAGCTCTCGGTAGCAACACAGGCCAGACAGTTGTCTACAATCATCGGTACGCATAGCATGCCCGTCTTCTGCCCGAAGCTTCCACACGTTAGTATTGTAGTAGTAGACGTCTTGTTTCTCGGGGATAAAGTCGAAATGAGAGGGGTGATAGAGTACATCATGCTCACAAAAGAAGACAATATCGGTGTCTAGGGCCTCCAAACCAGCCAGTATTTGCTTGAACATAGTCAGGTACCCACGCTCTAGTGGCATATGTATGTTGTCACCGAAATCTATCGGTTCAAGGGAGATAGAGACAATCCGCCGCCCTTTCATGCCTTTAGAGATAGAATCCTGCACTTTCTCCCGTATCTTAGGGTTTACCTTGTTATCTGTGTAGAATATGGCCCCTTTAGACACGTCCCAGTCAGGTACAGGAGAGAACTTATCCACGAGCCACTGTAAAGGATAGATAGCTTTGTCCCATTTGTTATTGAACCATAGCTCTCTCGAGTATTCACGAGCCTTACTGATCCCAGGATTAGGGTATGGGAATGTAAAGTCTCCGTTGGTTCTGAACATGTGTGCATACCAAGTATCGTGATTGACCACGACTCTCCCTCCAGATAGCCACGTCTTACAGGCAACCTCGACGCCTTGCTGCCCCCATGAGCCATGTGCCTCATCACAAATGTCCAATTCCCAGTACTTCTCTCGGGTGAGCATGAAGCACGAGCCCTGTATAGACATTGTTTCAGTGATTCCATCTTTCAATCCTTCTATGTATTCGGGCCGACTCTTATACTCACCGAAGTATTGGAAGTGGAGAGTGTTATCGAACCTATAGGATGTACTCTGAGGGTTGGTCTTGGGATTCCATACTACTTCCTTATGGGTGTCTCCTCCGCAATCGGTACATGCCCCGCTCGGGCCTTGGTATCTACGGTGCCCCTTATCACACACCCAATCAAAGGCGTGCAGATTCCTCATGACGGGTATCATCGTCCAGTTATCATGCATCTTAGCCATCATCTTTACATCGAAGCCCTTGTCTACAGCACAGTGAGCATCTATCTTCATAACGTACTTAGCTTTAGATAGCCTACACAGTTGGTTGGTCATAGCCCGCTGTCCAATGGACTCATCGTAGTAGACGACTGTTACTCTCTCGTGCTGTTCTAACTCAGGCAGAGCCCATTCGCCATCTAAACCGACAATGATCTCGGTATCACCCTCGATGTTACTGAGTAAGTCTTCTACGGTGCGAGCGAGAAACTCCTCGTTCCTACTTGGTATGAGGATACTTAGCGTTTGATCCATAGCCATGTCGCTGCTCTATCTCCCCTTAATACATACCAGGGCTTAATATCATGCGAGTACGTCCAGGCTTGCACTACGTCCTTTACGTGATTGACTGCACCCCCCTTAGTTCGTCTATAGTCATGCCCTGCCACCACTCCACCCCTGCGTACCTTCTTACTCCACTCTGAGATATCGTGAGTAACATTAACAAAGTCATGTGCGGCGTCGATATAAACAAAGTCTAGCGATTCGTCTTCGAAGTGTTTAACCGCTTGGTTAGAAAAGCTCTTGCGGTCTTCAAAGTTATACCCTCTCATACGCTCCCTAGTTTGGTCATGTAAGTCTCGTAACTTGCTCTCTGTTACATGCTCCCTATAGCCCGTGTAGGTAGTCCAGGCGTCGATGCCGTAAAGCTTCATGTCAGGATTACCCTTACAGAGAATCTCAGAGAACACACCAGCTTCTACACCGATCTCTGCACCTACCTTAAAGCCCATCTCTTTAAAGAACGCCCCTAGCTCATCTCGGCTGTTAGGTATCTCTATAGGTAGTCTTTGATCTGTGTATTCAGGTAACGATATCATGGAGTTGCTCCTCCCAATTCTCGGGCCACCCTGGTAATGGGGCAAACCGTTTAATTATTTCTGCAAATGGGATAGTTTGTTTACCCCACGCCTTATCTATCATCCACTTTTTAGTGTACTGAGCCCCAATGGGGAGTTGACTATGATCGAGACTGTATCCCCGCCCATATGTCTTTCCCTTGTGTAGGTGGGCATACCAGACTCGCTTGTTCGTAACCAACCTGCCTCCAGAAGACAAGCACTTAAGTCCGATCTCTTGGGCTTCGTTCCAGAATGTTCCGTAGTGTTCTTCATCCATTAACTCCAATTCGTAGAAGTAATCTCTATGCATGTACCAACAGCTGCCCTGGAAACTAAGATTATCGTCGGTATCGTATAGAGGATTATCAAGCCTCTCACGTATTCGCTCAGTCCAGATTCTGCCATTGAGCCCAGGGCCACCGAAATCAGCAGGATTATCAGGCCAAGAAAGAAACTCATAGTCAACATCAGGTTTACCGACATCTTGAATCTCCCATCTTTCCGCGTCCAGCCGCTTACGCCTAGGTATAACAACCCAGTCTTTTTCACAGTTTGCCTCCAGTGTTTTATCGTACCCCTGCGATACCATGCAGTGAGCATCAATCTTTAGTATATGTGTACCCTTAGCTAATGCCACGCCAGCGTTAATACCAGCTCTCAGCCCGTGTGACACGCCCCTATGAATGATATGTACTCGTGGGTCAGTCTTCAGTGGTGGATCATGCCAGTACCCGTCCATAATGACGATGATCTCTATCTCACCTTCAGCCTTAGCTAAAAGATCCTCCACAGTATTAGGAAGGAACTGCTCATTTCTGCTAGGTATAATTACGGAAATCACTTAACGAGTCTGCCCCTTGTGAAGTTACCCCTATACTAGCACAAAAGTGCTGCCCTACCCAATCTACTTAATGGACGCCAGTTCAGCACTATCCGCCCCATCAACCTGTCGCTTACCCATAGTATTGATCGTCGGACTACCATCAGGATAGTTCCAAACGATACCACCTACCGTAGATACGTCTACAGCCGCAATGAGAGGGGCTGGCTGGCCTTGATCCCAAATGTCCATACCTGCCAGCTTATTAGTCAGTCCCGCATCGTACAGGTCATCCACAAAGGCGTAAGCCCCTGCTGTAGCAGTAACGGCAGTAATCTTTACCACTGCTAGTCCGCTGATAGTCCCACCGAAGTAGGCCGACACGATGAACGGTAGCCACTCTGACGTGGTGGTTGGGAACGTATATGAAGCGTCTGGGGAGGAAGACAATGATGTAGTTGGTAGCCACAGTTCAATTTTCAGCAGTCCACTCGAGAATGTTGCATTACGATAGACGTATCCAGATACGAAGACGTTTGTACCCGCATTCCCAGGGATACGGCTTGTCCATGAGAAGCCATTCGTAGCGTCTTCTGGCTTCAGTACGAGAGATAGGGACGATGCAGTACGAACCGTCGTATCGGGCAAGCCAGAGCCAGCGCTTTGCCCTTTGCCGTGGTTGGTGTACCAGAAGTGGGACGTAGTACCCCCGTTATAGTTTTGGAACCCTATGAGCGATCCTTCAAGAGTATTGAGGTAATTGCTTATCAGCGTAGTCGAACCAAAGATGAGGAGTCAGCGATGAAGGTGATACTGCTATCGGGTGGACACGAGGCTAAAGTAGATGATAAAGATTACGAATATCTGAGCCAGTGGAAGTGGCACTACGCACACGGGTACGCTAGACGTAATGTGTGGAACGGATCTAAGGAAAAGCCTGGATATATCTATATGCACCGACTGATTAACGATACACCTGAAGATATGGTTACCGATCACATAGATAGAGATGGACTTAATAATACAAGGGCAAACCTCAGATCAGCCGATAAGAGACTCAACAGCCTGAATAGGTGGGTACAAACTAATAATACCTCAGGGTATAAGGGTGTTTCTTGGAACAAAGCACTAGGCAAATGGGAGTCTAGTGTTTGGGAGTATAGAAAGAAGAGGGTGCTTGGCTACTTCGATGATCTCGAGGATGCAGCAGCAGCCAGGGCTAAGGCGGAGAAAGAGCAACTCCATGATATCGCTACCTGAATACACAGATCAAAGACTACCTATAGAGATACCTAACAGCCGAGATGAGCTAGGGGCGTTCTTTAAAGAGATGGGCTTTAAGGTAGGTGCAG